CCCGTGTTTTGCACCGAAGAGCCTCTTTGCTCCTCAATGTCTTCTTGGCCGCTCACAGATGTAGGAAGCCATCCAAGCCAAGCAATGAAGTCCACTATAGCGCTAAGAGCGTGAGGGCTCCTCGCGTCCGCCATATGTCGCATCTCGTACATGTAAACCTGAAAGTCTTCATAACAAAAAGGCTTATTGATGAGCTTGTACAAGCACCGCTTCCAAGACGTCGGTATTGCCACGTCCCGTGAGTAGTATCTATGCGAGCAGAATTCAAAGGACTCACCTGGGCCGAACTCCTCAACATCGGTGAGTTGGTAGCCGCATTTGGCGTACCTTCCAATAAGGGCCTGCACCCCTCCTGTGACCGCAGTTTCAAAGCAGTCGTCGCCCATAGCAGCAATGCATAGGGCGCTTCGCTCCGCGCCAACCGCAAGATCTTTCACCTGCTGTAGGATAGCGCGCTTAGCCGAGTTACCGGAAGCGGTTCGACGCCCGCCAGAGATCACCGTTCCCGGGTGGATCTTAACGAGCAGCTTCCCATCTGAAGTCGCCAACAACGAAGAACACTGACCGTGATCAGCATTCCTCATCATATTCGCCCAAGAAGGTGACGCTTTTCGAACCCGAATCACCACCTCCGTCTCTGCCATGCAGAGCCAGTATGGTGCACTCAGATCCCACATTGACACATCATCTGCCGCGAGCTTCGGGGTCCACCGGAATTGGCGCTGTGCCCATTCCCATGTCTCCCTAATGCCCTGCTGGCTGTGTCCCATGCCTGTCTTGATAAAAAGTTCGGAGTGGTTATTCACCACAACGTTGTTGTAATCTTGAAAAAGCACGGCGTAGGCGGCCGATACCACGAGCGACTCAGACATGACAAGGCGCCATCGCCCCTCATCACGTTTTGTCGCTGAGTGGGGCTCATTCTTGATGAACATGCGCACCACCCAGTACAGGCCCAATGTGAACATTTGCAGAGGAGTCATTTGTTTCACCGACTCATGCGGAATGTCGCGCCACAACTTCAGAACGTCCACAATGCACGCCACCAGCACCACGTAGGCGCCAGCGACGACATCGCGATTCGTTTTGTAGGCTGTTGCGAATGGGTAGCCAGGATTTCCCTCCCAATTGACGGCACTGCCGCCTAGAAACCGTTCGGTCTCACTTATCAGAAAGTCATCTGTTGGTTCTTGTTTGAAGGGAACCCGAGGGAGAGTTGCCTCTACGACCTCAATAACCTCCGCCAGCTGGTCAGCACTCGGTTCGAAGTGCTCGCCATGTGCTGGCCCACGTCCGATCTGGTAGATCAAGGAGCTCAGTTCGTCTTCTCCTCCCCTGGGCGGGGCGGAGTAGCCGCGGGCTCCAAAGAC